TACTGATATAGATGCAGTTGCGTCATTATCCCAACTTGTGTTCTCATACACATAACCTGCTTCGGTTAGCTTCATTGCGAGCGCATCATACGCTCTTTGTTCGTAACTTGTCATTATTGTAAAGATTTTAGTATTTTGCTTTGAGTATCTGAGTCGCAAGTATTAAAGCCAAACTCACCGTGTGACCACTTCGCGCAGCGATTGAGCATATCCATGTTAATATTACCATATTTTGGCTTAGGACCGAAGAAATTACGCACTATGTAGTTGAATAAATACTCTAGTCGATCGCCATTGCCTTCGATTAGTACACGTTCGTTTGAGCGTAACTTGTAGAAATAACCTTTGTGTGGACCGCTTTTTACTTCAATCAGACGATATTCTGGCTTTTTCTTGTTGATTTGATAGCAAGGACAGTAGCCGAGCTTTACTAATCTACGCACATAACCTGATTCGTATGTAGCAAACTCTATGTCGTAACCCCAAGCGTCTTTGAAAGGTAGTCGAAATACGCGTGTACCGTTCTTGATTTGACGAGGCGTTGACACGTGCTTGCAACCGATTAAGTCGAGTGCTTCGTAGTATTTTCTGTATTTTTTAGCTTGATTATTCATGCTGCATCCACTCTATTGAGCCAAGACTGTAGCCTTTGCCGATTAAAAAACCTTCTAACGCTTCGATTTGTGCGCCAGCTAACTCTGCTGGTAGCTCTAGTGTATCTACTTCAGCAACTTCGAAATTTAGTACTGTAATTTTCATGATTACTCTGGTATGTAGCAAAAGCCTTTGAATGCAAACCACTCGCTGATGCCGAATTTAACAATGTCGCCGTCTGCGTCACGCTCGTGAGCAATGCAACCGAATGATGGCGGTAAATCGCCGATACAATATGGCTTGAATATACGCTTGCCAATTTGTATTTTTTTATCTCTGAGGAATTTTATTGTCTTCATATTAATATTATCTATAGCAGTTCGTATTTAGTTTGTTAATGACTGCTCTTGAAACTCACCGTGTAGTCTACCAATTACTTCAACTAGTAAAGCTTGAGTGTGCTCACACACGTATCTACCATTAAACTTGTCTTCGTTTAACCACGAATCAACTTCCATTAAGTCGTCAATAATATTAGCTAACTCTATTCTGTTGATACATATAGAATCTCTGTCGTGTGAGTGAGGTCCGTCAATCTGAGCGAACATCGCTGTTGGCATTAGTAGTACTGCCGCTGTTTTAATTAATTTCTTCATATTGTATAGTTATTTCTTCGTTAGATATAGCGACAATATCCCAAGTAGAGTTTACCCAGCCTTGCCAGCCTTGATTTATCTCTGCATTAAATACTAAGCAAAGAGCGATAGTCGATAGTAATCTCATAGTAATTTCATTAGTGCGTTAACAACTTCGTTAGCTGGTGACGTGTAGTCAACCTTTAAGTCTGTTGAGTAGTGATAGTTATCGAAACATTCCCACTGATGCTCTTCAAACTGCCAGTCGCCATACATACTACATGTAAGTAATGTTTCACGTAGACAGTGAGGATTTGAGTGCCATGTGAGCTGTATTTCACTGTCACCAATTAGAGTTAAGTTATGATTTGGCAAGTGATGCTTGAGTAATTGATGTATTGCATCACGCTGTATTTTTACTTCAGCTCGTAGTTTAGTATCGAATATCATATTATTATTATCTTTAATAGTTCGTATTAAGTTTGCACATAGTTAAGCGCTTACTATCATTTACATTATACTTAGCAACATATTGCTTAGCTTCTTGTATTGTTGTACAACCTGGCACTCTATCATAAGTATTGTCAGTGTACCACAACTTGTTTAATTCTGGAGCGTACTTGTGTCGCTCAATTCCGTATATATTTTTCATGTAGTAGCTTGCGAATCGAACGCAACTCGGCACCATGACTACTATATATGTATGTTCATATTTGATTTACCAGTAAACATACAACTAACTGGACTATTTGTACCACCACCACATTAGGCAACAATTGCTTCAGTTTCACGAAGTACTTTTGGCACATTGTTAGTAGCAGTGTACGACTTGTACTTTGCCCAACATGGCATTGCTTCGAGTGCTGACTGCATTATAGTAAATGCTTTGTCGTGATTGTAAGTTACTGTTTTGCCATTTTTGAAGTTAACAGTGATTGTAGTGTCTTTACCTACAAGTGATTGACGTAAAACGAAACGCTTTGAAGTTAGTGTGTTATTATTATTTGACATGAGAATATATTTTTAAGATTTTAGTTACATATTTATTATCGACAACTTGTCGTATTTAGTTTGTAAAAGAGTATACTTTGTTTAGTATTCAATTTCACGTGAGTAGTATTCCGCCACTTCTGTGAGTGTAAAATTATTTAGTGTACACAACAACATAAAAGTATTAGTATAATTATTGCGAGTGATTCGAGTAATTGTTTCATATTATTATTATCGATGCGACTTCGTATTTAGTTAGTGAGTGATTATATAATTGCAATTGTGCATACAGTAATTACAAATGTAGAATAAGTTGCGAGTAGAATTTCGAAAGAGTATTGAATTAATTTTTGCATTGTAAAATAGTTTTTGTTTTGTTATATATATATTATCGAAGTGTAGTCGTAGTTAGTTTGTAAAAATATTGAAGCTGCGAAAATAAAACAGGTGGGGCCCTTGTATATATGCAACTTTTCCTGGCAGGGGGAGGGGCCGGGGGTGGGGGGCTACACTTTACTCCAAAATTTATAATGTCCGAAAAAAGTATGACAATAGGTAGTTAATAGTATCCTAGTAGCAGGCATGTGTCACACTTTGTAAACTTTCACTTTACTATGTGATTATAAGAATTATAAAGAAAAGAAACAATGGCAACAACTTCGAGAATTGTAATAACGTCAGATTTATTATCTAGTAGCCTTACTATAGACGCTACAGCTACTTTAACACAAGCTGGCGGATCAACTGCTATAGCAGAGACTTCTGGTTTAGGTGTAACTAAAAATGTAGGTGATACAAATCAATACACTTTACAGTTAGCGGCTAGTTATACAGATGATAAAGCTCATAAAGTATATATTAGAAACGCATCGACAAATGCAGCACATTATATAGTAATAGCTATAGCCTCACAAGAGCTTGGTAGATTATACGCTGGTGATGTGGCGTTAATACCTTGGAACGGTAATGCTGATTTTAAAATTACGCCTAGCCATGATCAAATCTCTGTAGAACACGCAATATTCTTCGAATAATGAAAAGTAGAAAAGGTACAGTTATCGGAACATCGATACATAAAGAAAAGCATGGAGACTCTTCTCCAACAAAATTTTTAGGAGCAGTAGTAGCTGATAAAGTCGGTGGTAAACTAGCTGACAAAGGTGGTTTAATGGGTAAGTTAGGCGGAGCGATGCAAGGTAAAGGAGTGGCAGGTGCATTACTTAATCCACTAGCTGCTGCTAGAAACTTTATTAAGAAATAAACTAGCATAACATATATATAAAACATACAACATAATTAATTATGGCATTTAAAATGAAAAACCCATCTGTCGCGAAGATGGTAAAAATGGCAGGTAACAACAGAACTGCTATGAAAATGAAAGCTGAAGAAGCTGCAGCTATGAAAATGAAAAAGGCTGCAATGAAGCTTAAAGAAGAGGCTGCAATGAAAAAAGCTCATGAAGCAGCTATGAAGTTAAAGAAAGAGTCTGCTATGAAGGCTGCTAAGCCAGATTTTCCAGATATCGACGGAGATGGTAACACTTCTGAGTCTATGAAGCAAGCTGCTGCAGATAAAAAGTCTGCTACTAAGATGAAAAAGTCTGCTACGAAGAAACTCGGTAAAAACGCTAAAGTTGGAGACGCAGATAAAAAACAAGTAGGAAAAAGATTGAAGAATAATCCTCCGAGCGAGTACGCTTCAAAAGGAGCTCAAATCACTTATAAGAATACAAAGAAAGGGCCACAACGAATCTTTGGAGGTCCAGGCAAGCAAGCGAAATCTAATTTCCAGCCTATGGAGAAGATAGAGGAGCTACCAAAAATGGAAATCAAGCAGCGCCCTAAGCGCGATCCGCTACCTAAAGCGGCTATGAAGCTAAAGAAAGCATCTGCGGCTAAATTAAAGAAAGAGTCACCAGCTAAAATGGGGCACTCTCCAAAGAAGATGAAGAAGTCTGCTATGAAACTTAGCGAAGCGGATAAGAAAAAAGCTATAGATAATGCTATGCCTGCAGCTAAAAAAGAAGTATTAAGCTCATCAACAGTAGCAGGTATGAAAAAATACTTCGGTGGAGTTAATGCTGACTTCGATAAAGTAAGAACAGAGTTGAGGAAAGCAAAAAATATGGGAAATAAAAACGTCCAAGAGATGAGAAAAATAGCTAAAGCTAGATACCCAAAGCTAATGCGTAACTACTAGAGGTAGACTTACTAATATATAACCTAAAAACCAATAAATATGACCTATTTATACTACAAAACAGCGTCTACGACGCACACAATTAAGCCAAGTAAACAAGAAATTACAGAATGGACACACATGTCTGCAAAATCTAACTGGCGAATCACCCAATTACCTAACGGATTTTACCAAACAGAGGTATCAAACCCGCAAGACGAAGAAAGTTGGCACGCAGTTACACGCAGAGAGACCATGGAAGGCGCAGAATCTGCGATTGACGGCAGTATTGACTACTTTTCTAAAAAATTAGAGGCTACAAAAGGTCCTAAAGTTGTAAAAACTTTTAAAAATTAACAAACATGGCGTTTAAAATGAAAGGTAACCCATACAAGTTGGGTTCAATGGCTACTAAGTCAACGATGAAGATGGGGCATAAGTCTCCTGCGAAAAAAGGACACGAAGGTCCAAAAGAAGGAGATCATACTACACACGGAAATCCTAGTAAGTATACAACATCTTCTGGAAAATCAGTTGATTCTGCGAATATTGACGAAGGAAACTTATCTACTGTAAAAACAGATAGCGACGGAAGAAAGTTCGTCACTGTTCAAGACGATACAGAAAAGTTTAAAGCTGGTACAAAACTTTACATTAAATAATCATGGCTTTCAAAATGAAAGGCATGAAGTTCTACGGCGATAGAACTCGTAAGGAAATGCGGCAAGACATTAAAGAGCATCGTAAGTCTCTTGGTGGAGATAAAGATGCTATTAAGGCTGACCGTAAATACCAGCGAGGTCGTAAGAAAGAACTACGCGCTGAAGAACTAGAACGCCGAGGTAAAACTAAAAGAGCTGAAAGAAAAATGAAAAGAGGTAACAAAATTACCGATCAGTTCAGATAATCCAAACAAACCAATATAATTTAATTTAATACAATATGGAATACAACTTACCTAGTGAGTTGATCAAACGTTTAGACTTTGGTCAAACCGCTAAGCAAAAAGTAATAGCTGGTGTAGATAAGCTAGCACAAGCCGTAAAGAGTACATTAGGCGCATCGGGTAAATGCGTTATATACGAAGATGCTCGCGGCCGACCGGTGATCACAAAAGACGGAGTAACCGTTGCCCAAAGCGTAGTCTTATATGATCCGGTTGAAAACATAGGTGCTACTCTTATTAAAGAAGCAGCTAACAATACAGTGAAAGAAGCAGGTGACGGTACTACTACAGCTACCGTACTTGCCGAAGCACTTTTAAAAGAAGTAAACAAAGATAAATATGCTGAAGAATCTATACGAGAAATCAAAGCAGGTATTAGCTCAGGCCTGGACAAAGTTGTGCAACATCTTGAAGGACGGGCTATTGAAGTTGAAGGGAGCATGCTTAGCGCTGTTAGCGCGATTAGTTGCAATAATGATAAAGCCCTTGGAAGCATTATTGCGGAAGCTTACCAAAAAGTAGGTAAGGATGGTGTCGTACTTATGGAGGAAGGTGACACCGATGAAACGCATGTGGAGTTAGTTGACGGGGTGCAGTTTGACTGCGGGCTTACGTCGCCGCACTTCGTCACTAACACTGATAAGCATTTAGCAGAGTTAGATAATCCTTATGTATTAATTGTATCTAGCGAAATACCTAACGTGCGTAAGATACAAAATGTATTAGAGCACGTCATTAAAAAAGGGCGTGCTTTACTTATTATAGCACCTGTAGCATCTGGTGTTAAGTCAGCGCTTATGATGAACAAGGTAAAAGGCAATATTAAAGTCAATATAGTTGACTTACCTGGCTTTGGCCCTACTAAGCAAGACGCTACTGAAGATTTAGCTATAATGACAGGCGCTACAGTTATTAATGAAGAACTAGGTGATGACTTAGATCTTATAAGTGTAGAGCACCTTGGTGAAGCTGAGTATGCAGTGACTAGTGATAGCTCTACTACTATAACGCTTGAAGATATGACGCCAGAGATTGAAGAGCGTGTAGATCAAGTTGTAGGTAAAATAGCAGAAGAGAAAAATGGCTTTATGAAAAAGAAGCTTGAAGAACGTCTAGCTATGCTATCAGGTTCTGTAGGTATTATCAAAGTAGGTGCAGCATCAAAGGTTGAGCTCAAAGAAAAGAAAGACAGAGTTGAAGACGCTATATACGCAACTAAAGCAGCACTCAAAGAAGGTATAGTACCTGGCGGCGGTTCGGCGCTATGGTGGGCATCTCAAAAAATTTCTCCCGCTAACGCGGGTGAGGAAGTATTGTTAGAAGCTATTAAAGCTCCTTTCAATACAATACTAGATAATGCAGGTATTACAGGTATAGTATGCGACGATCAAGAGTATTGTGGTATCGATGTGATAACTGGTGAGTGCGTAGATATGATTGAAGCAGGTATTGTAGATCCAGTACTTGTAACTAAGTCTGCGCTAAAGAACGCTGTGTCAGTAGTATCGACTATTATATCAGCTGATTGTGTAATATCAAATGCTAGAGCGGATGAAAGCAATCAATGATTATATAGTAGTAGATGTAGAGAAAGTAGGTCCTAAGAAAGTTGGTGGCCTACTTCTCACAGAAGAACTAGACGAAACAAACAGGTATGTAAAAGCTACAATTATCTCTACAGGTAATTTAGTTGAAGGCCTAAAAGATAACGATATTATATATTTCGACAAACATGCTGGGCATGGTATAACCTGGGCAGATACGATGTATCATGTAATCCGAGCAAGAGATGTAGTACTTGTAGAGTAACTACTTCGCTAAACGTGTGATATAGATATTAGACCTAAACCTTAAATCATACACCTTAAACGGTAAATCAATAAACAATTAACAATTTAAAAAATTTAAACATGAAATTTTTGTATTTTAAAGACGCCGACAACGATGCTTATATGTATCCAGCGGCTAATCTTATTAACGTGCTACACGATGGCGACACTGCGTTAAAGCTATTTTTTGTACCAGCTACTAACGACGCTGCTGATACTGATTTAGTTACATTAACCATTGACTCAAACAAAGAGCAAGAGGTTTGTGACGCTATAGTTGGTGCTTTAAACGCTTCTAACGCGCATTCAAGTGGAATGGTTGTAGTTGCTGACGCTTTGGCTGGTGTATTTATTCACCCAGCAATAACTGGAACAGCTCTTACTGCTGACTCATAATAAATGAGACTAACAGCGCAGGATCTGCGTGATATGAATATCCTTAAGTACTACAGGCTCACGCGTAAGTGGGCCTGTAAGACTTATGGGTTAACTGATGCTGATCTAGAACTACTTATATATCTAGATCATAAGGGTAGATTTACCCGTAACGAATTTATCGAGGGTGCTTACACATATTCTTGGGATAAGAAAAGGTGGGAGAAACTCCGATCAGCTGGCTGGATAGAGGTTTGGCGACATAGAAACAGAACAAGTATTAAGTACTCTGTATTTAAAACGTCGTTTAAATGCTCACAGCTAGTAACACGAATATATCGCATACTGCTAGGCGAAGAAGACATGCCGACTTCTGAACGCAGTATCTTTTACAACAACAAGTCGTATACAGATAAAGTCTATAATAAAGCAATAGACGATATGATACGAGATAAAGACAGATAACATGGCTTTTAAAATGAAACCGTCTAGTTTCAAAAAAACTAAGGCAGATAGAATTAGAGGTAGAAAAGGAGGTACCGTTAAAAACGTCACCGAGCGATTAGACGAAGGTGACTATAAGTCTGCAAGATTAGAAAGAAGAGGAAACGTTGCTTCTCACAAAGGCAAGAAAGCTAAAGCTAAAAGACTAAGAAGAAAAGCAAGTGAGTCAAGCCAAAAGTTTTTTGAAAAGCAAGTTGAACGTCGTAGAGAAAAATAATGTCTTACAAAATGGGTAAAGAGCGTAGAAAGATACGCACGCCTGAAAACACAAAGATAGTTAGAAAAGACCTTGACCCAGGTATCTTAGGCGAAGCTAACATGGACGGAAGTATCTTTATAGATAAAGACGTGCCAAAAGGTAGCGCGCTAGAAAAAAGAGTTATACGCCATGAAAGCGTACATGCTAAAGAGATGAAGCAAGGCAGAATCGCTTATGGCGATGATTATGTAAGAGATGGTAATAAGACTTACCACAGAAAAGACGGTAAGATTAAATACAACGGCAAATGGCATGAAGAAGGAAGTAATGTATTTCCTTGGGAGAAGAGAGCTAAAAAAGCAGAGTAATGAAGAAGATTAAAGATACAGGCCTAGGCAAATGGCTAAAGAATAAAGCACCAAACGTTCTTGACGTAGTAGGAGACTTTCTACCAGATCAAGGTGCGTTAGGTGTAGTTAAAAATCTTATTGACAAAGATCCAGACGTAGATACAGAAGCTGGTATGGCTGCTGTAGATGCTGAGGTTGCTTTTCAAAATAATGTAAGCGAAAGATGGAAGGCTGATATGGGTAGCGATGTAAAGCTAGCTAAGCTTATAAGACCACTAACACTTATATGTCTAATGGGTATGTTTATGCTAACAATGGTTTTTGATAGTTTAGACAACTTACCTTTCAATGTTAAAGATTCATATGTAGACTTACTACAAATACTTATGCTTACCGCTTTTGGTGCGTACTTTGCTGGTAGATCTATAGAAAAAGTAAAAAAATAAAATGGGAATTAATTCAACAGAAGTAGCCTACCAGTTTGGACAGTTAGGCTCAGCGTATACTACAGCAAGTAGCGATGCTATAAAACCACCAACAGGTAAAGTGTTTGTAGCTATCACAATGCTAGATAATACAGTATTTGATGATACTGGTGGTTTAGTAGCAGATATACCTGTCTCAGGTTCAGATCAGTATATTGGTACAGAGCAACCAGCTAACGATCTTGCTGACGGTTCAGAAACTACAGATGAAGGTTCTGGCGGTTTAATTATCGGTGGATCAGCTGAAGGTGATTCTGTAACGTTTCCTAAAGGAGTTACTATATACGGTCGCTGGACAGAAATAGATGTATACTCAGGTAAAGTAATTGCTTATATAGGCGAATAATGATAGGCGCAGGCTCACAGACTTCCGAGAACTTATTTAAAGATACTTTAGTATACTCAAACGTAGTCCAACTAGATGCTTCCAATGATGAAATACATCAAGACGATGGAACAGATATAGGCACGTTAATGGGTGCTGGAAGCTGGACTTATATGTGGTGGATATCTATACCAAGCGCTACTTCGAGTAATTGGAACAGCCAGCTTCAATCTCATTGGGCTAAAGGAGAAAACACTTTTGCTGGAAATAATTTTATACGTTTTCAAAGCTCTGGTGAGTACAGTTTAAGTAATCTTACTCAATTTGCGCACGAAGGTGACGCAGATCCTAATCAAACTCGCGTTACACCCATATGGTTTGTGCAAGCAAGATCAGGAGGATCAATGATACAACAAAAATCCTTTGTTATAAGCCCTCTTGAAAGCCCTATTAGAGGTGGCGATCAGAACGCCATGAACGGGGCACTTCCAGGAGGTTCTATGTATACTCCACCAGGTGGACTTACAAAAGGATTTGTGTGTTTTGCACTAACGTGCGACGCTAGCGGTACGAATAGAGATTTTAAGTTATATATAAATGGAATTGAAATACCTGCAGCTACTACTGAAGACGTTAGTGCAGGCCGCGGTTCAACTGAAATAACTCTTGCGTCTTCTACGAACTTTGAGTCTCACTGTGGTAGCACTACTTTTAATTTGCAAAAAACCGCCAACTTAATACAATCACAATACATTGTACAACTTGGGCCTCAAGCATTTTGGAGCTCTGCACTTACTCAAGCAGAAGTTAAAGAAATATTCTATACAAATCCTACTTTGACATCTAACTTTGGTGATTACACGAGTAGTGGAGATTTAGAAAGATGGTATAAGTTTGACGAAGGATCTGGTACATCTGTTGCTGACAGCTCTGGAAACAGCGGTCAAGCTTTTGATTTAGTTAATTCACCTACGTGGATAAAAAGAAATGTTACAACATAATGTACAATAATAGAAAAATAACAGTTATAAACGCTAGTGACGTAAGTTCAGTAGATTTCTCGCAGGTGCTAGAAACATCTGCAGACACGCTTAGATATAACAATGATAACACAAAGACATTTGTAAAATACGACGGAACACAACCTAGCTTCTTAAGTGGAAAGACAGAGTACTCTTATGATGATTTTGTAGCTATACTTCAAGATGAAGAAGGTGAGTGGTATCCAGAAGAGCTAAAATAAACAATTTTAATTTAATTTAATTATGGGAAAAAAGAAAGAAAAGGTCATTGACCTAAAACCAGAAAAGATCTCTGAAGAAGAGCTTACAGAGCTTAGACAGGTAGTTTCAGCTATAAATAAACTACAGTTTGATATTGGTACTATAGAAGTGCAAAAGCATAACGCTTTGCATGCTTTGTTTGAAGGCAACGATAGATTAAATAAAATGCAATCAAGTTTTCAAGAAAAGTATGGTTCTAATGATATTAATATCCAGGACGGTACTATTAAATACAAAGACGATGAGCCATCTGATTCGTAAGATCACTGTAGGCAAAGATTATAAAAATGACGCTATGCACTATTCTGTTGGACAGGAAGTGTATGGCGGTCATACTATATGTGATATATTAGAAGAAACTGATAAGTACTCTATATATATTAGAAAAGACAAAGCTGTTATTCCTTGGAAAGACTTCAATAAGAATATGGCTATATCTGTAGAATATAACTTAGAATACTAATGCAAGCGCTTTACAACTTTATTGTAGAGCCTATAGGTGAAAGATACAACAATACTACAAAAGTAGGTGATAAAGAATTAATACTTAATACAGATGTATTTAATCATCATCACGTCAATAGACTTGCTAAAGTTATATCTATACCGAAGTTAAGTAATACAGAGATACAAGTTGGTGACATTGTATTAGTTCACTTCAACGTATTTAGACGTTGGCACGACGTAAAAGGTAGAGAGCGCAATAGCAGATCATATTACAAAGAAGATAAATACTTTGTAAATGATGATCAGATATTTTTGTACAAACGTAATAAAGAGTGGATATGTCCGCAAGGCTATTGCTTTGTACAACCTATTAAGGACAACAGCCAGCTAAGTGTTAATACTGAAAAACCTTTAGTTGGCATTGTTAAACATACTGATGGCAGAGCAGAGCTAAATTCTCTTGTAGGTTTTAGGCCTAATATAGAGTGTGAGTTCGTAATTGATGGTAAACGTTTATATCGTATACCATCTCAATTTATTACAATTAAATATGAATATCAAGGAGACGAAGAAGAGTATAATCCAAGCTGGGCAAATAGCTGTTAATGAGCTTATCAAAGTAGCAGAAGAAAAGATCATCACTAATACTGAAGACGATGTTTCTGCTGATAGACTTAAAAACGCTGCTGCAACAAAAAAGCTTGCTATCTTCGATGCTTTCGAGATATTAGCTAGAATACAAGAAGAGCAAAACTTAATAGATGGTAAAGATCCTGAAGAAAAGAAGGAGCGAGTGTTTAAAGGTTTTGCTGAAGGTAGATCTAAGTAATGTACGAACAAACGTTATATAAGATAGTTGAACCTATAAAAAAGACTACGCTTACTAGACTTAATAGAGGTCGTAAGTGGAAGTACGGTTATGATAAAGATCATGATATAGTAGTGTTATCAAAGAACGGTATTATAGGTGATATCTATGAAATACAAGGTTTAAAAATAGCATTGCCAAAACCTACTAATGTTTTTAAGCACAAGAGCAACAAGTGGTATAAACAAGAATATCCAAAAGAGCTTAAGCGTATTAAAAACATATTCGACTGGCGAGATTATCCAGACGAGCAAAAAGAAAAGTGGTACGACTATATTGACGAAGAGTTCAAACGTAGAGACGAAGGCTTTTGGTTTACTAATAAAGGCGTACCAACTTGGATTACAGGTGCACATTATATGTACCTGCAATGGAGCAAGATTGACGTTGGAGCTCCAGACTTTAGAGAGGCGAACAGACTATTCTTTATATTCTGGGAAGCCTGTAAAGCTGATAAGAGATGCTATGGGATGTGCTACCTTAAAAACCGTCGTTCAGGTTTCTCGTTTATGTCATCAGCCGAAACAGTTAACTTAGCAACTATATCGAGTGATAGTAGATATGGGATACTCTCTAAGTCTGGTGCCGATGCAAAGAAAATGTTTACGGATAAGGTTGTACCTATATCTTTAAACTACCCTTTCTTTTTCAAGCCAATACAAGACGGTATGGATCGTCCGAAGTCTGAGCTAGCATATAGAGTTCCAGCTAGTAAATTTACTCGTAAGAAAATACAGGCTAACGAGCAGCTTGAAGAAATTGTAGGTCTTGACACTACTATCGACTGGAAAAACACTGGTGATAATAGCTACGATGGTGAAAAGCTAAACTTGCTAGTACATGATGAGAGTGGTAAGTGGGAAAGGCCTGATAACATATTAAACAACTGGCGAGTTACTAAAACCTGTTTAAGGTTAGGTAGTAGAATCGTTGGTAAGTGCATGATGGGTTCAACCAGTAACGCGCTTGACAAAGGTGGAGATAACTTTAAAAAACTATACAATGATTCTGACGTCACGCGACGAAATCGTAATGGACAAACGAAGTCTGGGCTTTATTCTCTCTTTATCCCAATGGAATGGAACTATGAAGGATTTATTGACGAATACGGACTTCCAGTCTTTGATAGTAGAAGTGATGATGTACGATATGGACCAGACGGTGAATTAATTGATGTAGGTGTTATTGATCACTGGGAAAACGAAGCTGATGGTTTACGAGATGATCAAGACGCACTTAACGAGTTTTACAGGCAGTTTCCACGTACTGAAGAACACGCGTTCAGAGACGAAACTAAAAACAGTATATTTAACTTAATTAAAATATACGAACAAATAGATTTTAACGAAGGTAGCAGGTACAACGCACATGTTACTAGAGGAAGTTTTGGTTGGGTTAATGGAGTTAAAGATACACAAGTAGTATTTCACCCAGATCCAAACGGTAGGTTTAGCGTTAGTTGGGTGCCGCCTGCTAACTTGCAAAATAGGCATATAATTAAAAATGGAATTAAATATCCCGGTAATGATCATGTTGGCGCCTTTGGTTGCGATAGTTACGATATCAGTGGCACGGTTGACGGTCGCGGTTCTAAAGGTGCTTTACACGGACTTACGAAATTTTCTATGGAAGAAGCGCCATCGAGCACTTTCTTCTTAGAGTACATAGCAAGACCACAAACTGCAGAGATGTTCTTTGAGGACGTTTTAATGGCATTAGTTTTTTACGGTATGCCTTTACTTGCAGAGAACAATAAACCTCGTCTATTGTATTATCTACGCCGTAGAGGGTATAGAGGATACAGCATGAACAGACCAGATAAATCTTGGAAGAAGTTATCAACAGCCGAAAAAGAAGTTGGTGGTATACCAAACTCAAGTGAAGATATTAAACAAGCTCACGCTGCAGCTATTGAAATGTATATCAATAACCATGTAGGTCACAAAGGTGATGGTGAGTACGGTACAATGTATTTTAACGATACGTTACTTGACTGGTCGAAGTTTGATATTAACCGCAGAACTAAGCACGATGCTTCAATAAGTTCAGGTTTAGCTATCATGGCTTGCAATAAAAACTTATACGCACCAAATCCAAACCGCAAAATAACACCATTAAATTTGAATATATCAAAATACGATAACAAAGGATTTACGTCCCAAATAATAAAGTAAAGCATGGCTGAGTCAGTATATGTTAATTTTCCATCTCAAGTTGTTAGCGACCTAGAAAAAATGAGCCCAGAGTATGGGCTTAAAGTAGCTAAAGCTATAGAACAAGAGTGGTTCAATGGTGCGCAGTCTAATAGATATGTAGATACTCAAAACAAGTATCATAGATTAAGACTGTATGCTAGAGGTGAACAATCAATACAAAAATATAAAGATGAATTATCTATTAACGGTGATTTATCTTATCTTAACTTAGACTGGAAGCCAGTACCTATTATACCTAAATTTGTAGATATCGTAGTAAACGGTATGTCTGAGCGCATGTTTACTGTTAAAGCATATTCTCAAGATCAATATGGCGTAAGTAAACGTACTGAATATATGGAGTCTATATTAAGAGACATGAATGCTAAGGCTTTTAATGATCAAGCTGGTAAGCTCTTTAATATGGATTTATATGAAAACAAAAAAGAAGAATTACCTGATACTAAAGAGGAGCTAGAACTTCACATGCAACTTGATTATAAACAAGCTGTAGAATTAGCTGAAGAGCAAGCTATTAATGTATTACTTGATGGTAATAAATATGATTTAACTAGAAGAAGATTACTTCATGATTTAACTGTATTAGGTATTGCTTGTGTAAAAACAGGTTTTAACACTAGTCAAGGAGTTACTGTTGATTACGTAGATCCAGCTAATATAGTTTATTCTTACACAGACTCTCCATATTTTGATGATATATATTACGTAGGTGAAGTAAAAACTTTGTCTATAAATGAGCTTGTTAGAGAGTTTCCAAATTTAACTCAAGCTGATTTAGAAGAGATAAAGAAAAGCTCTTATAGACCTAGACGTAAATACAACAGAGTAGAAGTTAGAGATCAAAACAAAGTTCAAGTTTTATATTTTAACTATAAAACTTACAAGAACGATACATACAAACTAAAAGAAACTGGTACAGGAGGCGAAAGAGCTATACCTAAAGATGATACGTTTAATCCACCAGAAAACAAAGAAGGTGGATATATGAAACTACAACGTGCGGTAGAAGTAGTTTACGAAGGCGCTGTTGTAATAGGTATTAATAAACTACTTAAGTGGAACATTTGCCAAAATATGATGCGTAGTAAGTCTGACTTTAACAAAGTTAAGATGAACTACAATATTGTAGCACCACATCTATACGATAATCGTATTGAATCATTAGTTAGTAGAATTACTGGGTTTGCTGATATGATACAGCTTACACACTTAAAAATACAGCAAGTTATGTCGCGTATGGTGCCAGACGGTGTGTACCTTGATGCTGACGGACTTGCTGAAATAGATTTAGGTAACGGAACTAATTACAACCCTCAAGAAGCGCTTAACATGTTCTTCCAAACTGGTAGTGTAATTGGTAGAAGCTTCACAGGCGATGGTGATCAAAATCCTGGTGCTATGCCTATTAGAGAAATATCTAATGGCGCAGGTGCTGGTAACAAACTACAAGCTTTAATAGGTAATTATAATTATTACTTACAAATGATCCGTGATGTAACGGGTCTTAACGAAGCTAGAGATGCTAGTGTACCAGATCCTAAATCATTAGTAGGTGTACAGAAGTTAGCAGCTGCTAATTCTAATGTAGCTACTAGACATATACTGCTTGGATCAATGTATCTAACTTCAGAAGTGGCTGAGTCTTTATCGCTTAGAATATCTGATATATTAGAATATTCTCCTACAGCAGACGCTTTTATACAATCTATAGGTGCACATAACGCAGCTACATTAAAAGAAATGTCAGAGCTTTATCTATACGACTTTGGTATATTTATTGAGCTTATGCCAGATGCAGAAGAAAAGCAGCTTCTTGAAAATAATATACAAACAGCACTAGCACAGCAGTTAATAGATTTAGACGACGCTATTGATATTAGAGAAGTTAGAAATATTAAATTAGCAAATCAACTATTAAAGATAAAGAGAAAGCAAAAACAAGAACGTGATCAAAAAATCCAACAGGAGAACGCACAAGCGCAAGCACAAGCAAATGCGCAAGCTCAACAAGCCATTGCTCAAGCTGAGATGCAGAAAAATCAGGCAAAAGCTCAAGCGGACACGCAGCTAGAACAAGTTAGAGCTCAAACTAGATTAACACATCTTCAAGAAGAAGTCAAATTAAAAAAAGAATTAATGCAGTTTGAGTTTGAGTTAAACCAACAATTACGTGATCAAGATCGTAATCAAGCAATGAAACTTGAGCAAGTTAAACAAGACGGAAAAGTTAAGCAAGAACAAGCTAAAAAGTTTGAGTCTTCAGGTAATGATATACTTGGAGGCGGAGTGGGTTTAGATAAGTTCAACCCTCAAATTGGAACTTAATAAATTATATAATATTTTATCATGGAAGAAAATAACCAAACAGACCTTGAGGACGTAATCCAAGAGGTTGAAAACGAAACACCACAAGTTGAAGAGGTTGTAGAAGAACAACCTGAACTTGATTTAAGTAAATTTGATAGTGCAGAAGATCCTAGCGTTATTAAAGTAGATTTATCTAAACCAAACAATGAAACTGAAGAAAGTAACACTGACGACGCAGGAGTGGTTAGAGTCGATGAAGATGCCGAGCCCGCACAAAGTGAAGACGAAGTACAACCGCAAGGAGAAGTACAAGAAGAAGTACCAACACTAGAAGAAGTAACTGAAGAACAAGTCGAAGACTTTAAAGAAGAAGTTGCCGATGCTATTGAACAAGCTGAAGCTACAGGAGGTGAGCTTCCAGAAAATGTAAAGAAGCTTATTGACTTCATGGCAGATACTGGTGGTGATCTTGAAGATTATGTTAGATTAAACAGAGATGTATCTAGTATAGACGATCAAGATGCTTTACGTGAGTACTACAGAGATACTAAGCCTCATTTATCTTCAGAAGAAATAAGCTTTTTGATGGAAGATCAATTTGCTTATGATGAATCAATAGATGATGAGCGTGATATAAAGAGAAGAAAATTAGCCCGAAAAGAGCAAGTTGCCGAGGCTAAAGCCTACTTAGACAGGCAAAAGTCTAAATACTATGAAGAGATCAAAGCCGGAAGCAAACTCACACCTGAGCAGCAAAAAGCTGTAGATTTTTTCAATAGATACAATAAAGAGTCTGAGCAGACGCAAAAGACTGTAGAAAAACAAAAGTTAGTTTTTAATAAGAAGACGCAACAAGTTTTCAATGACAAGTTCAAAGGTTTTGACTACAATGTCGGAGATAAAACTTACAGGTATTCTGTTAAAGACGCCGAGCAAATTAAAAACACTCAAAGCGATATTAACAATTTTGTCGGAAAGTTTCTTGACGAAAACAATACGATGAGTGATGCGAAAGGTTATCACAAAAGTTTATTTACAGCCATGAACGCGGATGCTGTTGCTAGGCACTTTTACGAACAAGGTAAGGCTGACGCTTTAAAAGAAACAGTAGCTAAGTCTAAAAACATTAATATGGACCCAAGACAATCGCATGGCGTAGTTGAAGCAGGTGGTATTAAAGTTCGTGTGTTAGGTGACGATTCAAACTCTTTTAAATTCAAAATGAAAAGTAAAAAATAAAAATTAAGAAAAAATGGCAATTACTAATGGTACGTTGTTAAATGTACAGCCTGCTGCAGGGCAGTCTGCATTAGCAACTAATTATTTAGATTTAGCGTCTACAGCTGGACAAGGTTGGGCGCAACAGTATGTTCCAGATCTAATGGAAAAAGAAGCTGAGATTTACGGACCAAGAACAATCTCTGGTTTCCTTTCACAAGTTGGAGCTGAAGAAGCAATGACTGCTGATCAAGTTGTTTGGTCTGAGCAAGGTCGTCTTCACTTATCTTACACTGGTAAGTGTACTGACGATGATCACGCTAGCGGTGGTATTATTGAAATTGAAAACGATATTGACGGAAACGACGTTGGAACTAATCACGCTATTAGAAAGAACGATACGGTTCTTATCGCGTGTTCAACTAACGGCGCTATCTGTAAAGCTGTTGTAGTATCTGTTGATAGAACTACTCCTGCAGCTACTATTCAAGTAGCTCCTTATGGATTCGGTAATCTATTAGCTGCATCTATTACTGATGATGCCGCAGGTTCTACAGCTGACTCGTTAACTATTCTTGTTTACGGATCTGAGTTTAGAAAAGGCGATAGCTACGATGGCGACGATTCAAGAGGTGCTAATCAACCACAATTTAAGTCTTTCTCTAATAAGCCTATTATCATGAAAGACTACTACGAAGTATCAGGTTCTGATGCATCTCGTATTGGTTGGGTTGAAGTAGCTGCTGAAGACGGACAATCAGGTTATCTTTGGTACTTAAAAGCTGAAGCTGATACTCGTGCTCGTTTCACTGATTACTTAGAAATGGCTATGCTTGAAGCTAAGCTTGGTGGACCTGCGTTTGCTACTGCTGGCGCTAGTGTACATGGTGGTTTAAACGCTAACGCGGATTTAACTGATGATCATATTTACGCTGCTGCAACAGGTGATGTAACAGGTACACAAGGTTTATTCGATGCTATTGAAACTCGTGGTAATGTTACTTCTGGTGTTACTGGTGTTAACGCTGCTACTGATCTAGCTGAATTTGATGCTATCTTAGCTGAGTTTGACAAGCAAGGAGCTATTGAAGAAAACATGTTATTCGTTAACCGTGCTACATCTTTAGCTATTGACGATATGCTTGCTTCAATGAATTCTTACGGAGCTGGTGGTACTTCTTACGGAGTATTTGACAACGACGAGGATATGGCTTTAAATCTTGGTTTCTCTGGTTTCCGTCGCGGATCTTACGACTTCTACAAGTCTGACTTCCGTTACTTAAACGATAAAGCTACTCGTGGAGGTATTAACACAGCTGCAGGTGCAAACGCTATACGTGGTGTTATTATTCCAGCTGGTACTTCAACTGTATACGATCAGCAGTTAGGTAAGAACCTTAAGCGTCCTTTCCTACACGTTCGTTTCAGAGCTTCTGCTACTGACGACCGTCGTATGAAGACTTGGGTTACTGGTTCAGTAGGTGCTGCTACATCTGCGCTTGACGCAATGCAGCTTCACTTCTTAACTGAGCGTTGCTTAATTACTCAAGGAGCTAACAACTTCATGTTGATGAAGTAAACTATGTTTATCGAAACTACCTCACCTTCGGGTGGGGTAGTTTTATATTATTTAATTATATTATATTATGGCAAAAAAGAAAACACAAGAGGTTGTAGAAGAACCTCAAATAGAAACTGTAGTTGCTGAAGCCCCAAAGCCTCAGCCAGCTCCAGTAGTAGAAAAACCAAAGAATACTTGGGAAATTAAAGATAGAGTTTATTTTTTAAAAGGGGCTCAAAAACCTATTTCAAGATCTATTAAATCAGCAAATATATATTACTTTGATGAAGAAAAAGGTTACGAAAGAGAGTTGAAATACTGCCAAAATCAAAGAACTTGTTTTGTTGACGAGATGGTAGGTGATCAAAGGTTAGAGCATATTATATTTAGAAGCGGTAGCTTAATTGTTCCTAGAGAAAAAACAACTTTACAAAAGCTACTTTCTTTGTATCACCCATCAAAAGATGTGTTGTACGAAGAATTTAAGCCAGCTAAAAAAGCAGCTAACGAAATAGACATTTTAAACCTTCAAGTAGACGCTTTAGTTGCAGCTAGATCTATGGATATAGAAACAGCAGAAGCTATAATGCGTGTAGAAATAGGCTCTGATGTTAATAAGATGAGTTCTAAAGAACTTAAGAGGGATTTACTATTATTTGCTAGAAAAAATCCAGCTTTATTTTTAGAACTTGCAACAGATGAAAATGTTACGCTTAGAAACTTCGGTATAAAAGCTGTAGAAGACGGTATTATCGAGCTTTCTAACGATCAACGCAACTTCAAATGGGCGTCGACAGGCAGAAAGATTATGACAGTACCTTTTGACGAGCACCCATACACAGCTTTAGCGCATTGGTTTAAAACTGATGAAGGTATGGAAATATACTCTAATATAGAGAAAAGATTAAATTAACTAGTTATGTGACTGCCCTTCGGGGCGGTCACTATACTTAAAAACGAATTATGGCAGTAAGTGTAGACACAGTATATCAAAGAGTATTAGCTCTTGCAAATAAAGAGCAGCGAGGTTATATTACTCCGCAGGAGTTTAACTTGCTGGCCAACCAGGCTCAAATGACTATATTTGAGTCTTATTTTTATCATAAAAATGCTAGAGAAACAGCAGACGCAAACAAGTCTGCAGAGCTAGATGAAAGCAATATAAGTGAATTAATAGACATGAAGCTTAGACCTTTTTCTAGAGTTTTAAGTTTAAATGATAGTGCTACCGTATATCCAACCACGATAACAGTAAGTGGTGTAGCATACCCTGTGTTTAAAACAGGTAGAGTTTTTCACGGTGGTAGAGTAGCTCAGAAAGTTTCGCTTAATGAGTTTCAAGATATTGTTAGATCAACACGTCACGCTTTAGCCATCACGTCTCCAATATACGCTGATAGCAATATTGACGGTGATGACATCATAGTTCTTAACGCAGGAGCTACGGTTACAAGCGGTGTTGACGTTGAGTGCTTTAGAATACCAGTGCCTGCTAACTGGGCTTACGTTGTGGTTAACGGTAAAGCGCTTTATAATAGTTTTGCTGCGGTAGACTTTGAGCTTCATAGAGCTGAAGAAGATACTTTAGTAAATAAAATACTAGAACTAGCTGGTATAGTTATAAATAAGCCAGGCCTAACTAGTACTATTGCTCAATTAAGTCAGGCTGAAAATCAATTACAAAATCAATAATCAATGGCTATATTAAAACTAGAACCAAATGCTTATTATGGAGCTAATGGAAATCATGGGGATTACAGGCAAATACCATTACAAGAAATTATTGATTCATTTTTTGCTACATACGTTGGATCAGGTAAAATATGTGAAGGAGTAGTAAGGCAAGATGTGACGTTTCATGCTATACGTAGTTTGCAGGAATTAAGTTACGATACTCTTAAGTGTACTAGAGATTTAGAAGTAGAGATACCTTCTTCTTTAGTTTTAGTTATGCCTTTAGATTACATTAACTATGTAAGTTTACAATGGGTTGATAACAACGGTGTATTCCGTAGATTATATCCTACAGATAAATCTGGCAATCCTTTCGCTACTAGATTCGCAGTAGAAAGTCACGGTGGTTTTGATACAGGGAGTTCAGGTACAGATTTATTGGCAGTTCCTAGTGACTCTGACGGTAACATTGGTTCTACTTCATTTACTAATTTTAAATCTCAAACAGCAAGTGATATAGGTAGTGTAGATGCTGATGAAATAAACGATCAATATGGAGATTTAGTTGGTGGTAGATATGGACTTGATCCACAGTATGCACAGGCAAACGGAACGTTCTTTGTTGATGAAACACAAGGTAAATTTCATTTTAGCTCGAACGTATCTGGTAAAACAGTTGTACTTAAATATATTAGCGACGGTTTAGGTGGAGATGAAAATGGTCTTGACTTAACTACATCATATGTACCTAAATTAGCTGAAGAAGCTATATATAAGCACATATTATATGGAGTGCTATCTGCTAGAAAAGATACTGCTCCAGGAACTTTGCAAATGATAAAGAAGGAGAGATTTGCAGAAACTAGAAAAGCTAAGCTTAGGCTTTCAAATATCAAGCTAGAAGAATTAACTCAAGTACTTAGAGGACAGTCTAAGATAATCAAACATTAAATATGGCTGAATCAAGAAGAGTATTCTCTGCCGGTAGAATGAACAAAGATCTTGATGAAAGACTTGTTCCTCAAGGCGAATATAGAGATGCTACAAATATAGAAATATCTACATCTGAAGAGTCTAACTCTGGTGTTGTTCAAAATACATTAGGCAATACTAGAAGAACTACAATGGCTAACTTTGAAAGTCAAGTCACTGGTGTGTATGACTTAACAGGCGGGCTCGAAACAAATTCTGCTACATGTGTGTGTTCAGTTGCTGCGAGTAATGAAGATAAAATATATTATTTCGTAAATAGTGATCTTAATACTGTTACTGGTGTAGAGCTAGATAGAGGTAAGGATTATATATTACAATACGATACTGTAACTCAAACTATAAAATACGTTTTTGTAGATATATTTAGAGTTAACGCAACTGTAGCTGCAGCTGTTAATAACGCTACTAGCTTCTTTATTGAAGAATATAGTAGTGGCGCTACTAATATACCAGGTATACGTGTAGGTATGAATTTGCTTTTTGGCACAACATACAATGCAAACGAATCTCAAGTTAAAGTAACGGCTGTTTCGTATGATGTTGGAGAGTCTAAGTGGCAAATAACAGTAGACACCGCAGTTACTTTAGCCGAAGATGCTAATATTAGATTTACAGCTGAAAAAGTTCTTGAGTTTAATAAAGACAATATAATCACTGGAGTTAATATATTAGATGACTTTATATTCTGGACAGATAACGTTCACGAGCCAAAAAAAATAAACATACGAAGATCTATGTTTGGTACAGGTGGTACAGAAGTGCTACAAGGTGCAGGATCAAACAACCCAACTAGCGATATTTTTGAAGGAGAAAACGCTGATTTTCATACTAGATTAGTAATAGATTCTACAGAAACTGGTCAAGATTTTGAAGTTGCATTAAACTCTGCTGGGATTCAACCTTTCTTTGTTGGTTTAAGCAACGTTACAGTTATACGCCAAGCGCCTAAAACCCCGTTGTTGCTTGATATGTATAGAACTACTGCAGATAGAGTTAATACTATTACTGGCATAGAAAATCCAGTTACAGCTATCTGTTCTGATGGAGACTTTACTGAAGATGGTAACCCTACACTTATAGGTGAAGAAACTACTATTACATTTGAAGAACCTGTAGATTTTAGAGAAGGAGACGTGTTGTTATTCGCTTTAAGTAGCTCTGCTTACAACTCTAATTATGATGAAGCGCTGCAAGATGTAAGAGCTTTAGTAGTTAACAGTCCAGGAAACGACGATAATCCAAATGCAATATTTACAGGTCCGTTTACTGTAGAAGTTTTATCTATAAAAACATCTGTCACTAGTGACATGGGAAGTGATTTAAATCCTTGGAAAGTAAGATTAGAAGATAAAGATACATTGTTTAATTTTAAGTTTCCAAGATTTTCATATAGATATAAATATCAAGACGGAGAGTACTCTCCATTCGCGCCATTTTCACAAGTAGCTTTTTTACCTGGTCCATTTGACTATCAAGCTAAAAAAGGCCATAACCTTGGTATGAGAAACCAGCTGCGAGGTTTAAAGCTTAAAAACTACAAAGACGTAGAAACTACATGTCCACAAGATGTTGTAGAAATAGATTTATTATATAAAGAAACTAATAATCCTACGGTATATACAGTAAAAACTATACGCAAATCTGACGGTCACCCTATGTGGCCAGATGTTAATATTGAACCTAACGCTAGAGGCGAGTTTAATTTAACTACAGATATGATACACGCTGTAGTTCCTTCTAATCAACTTATACGACCTTACGACAACGTTCCTCGTAAAGCATTAGCTCAAGAGATTACGGCTAATAGACTTGTGTATGGTAACTATTTGCAAAACTATAATGTAGATTCTTCACCTAAATTACAATTAAGCTTTAAGCATGATGAAGTGCTTGCCGGCTCAAATACGCATCCTTTACCATCTGTTAAAACAATGCGCGACTATCACGTTGGTGTAGTGTTTAGCGATAGGTTTGGTAGAGAAACTCCTGTGCTTACTAGTGAAACTTCTGTTAAAAGATTAGATAAAAAATATTCTAGATTTTCAAATAAATTACGAGCTAAAATACAAACTGGTACAACAATACCTGAATGGGCAGAGTATTATTCTTATTACATAAAAGAAACATCTGTAGAATATTATACTCTTTCTATGGATCGATGGTACAATGCATCAGATGGAAATATTTGGCTTTCGTTTCCTTCTTCAGAGAGAAACAAGTTGAAAGAAGAAGATTTTTTAATACTTAAAAAAGCTCATGGATCTTCTACTATTGTTGAAGAAAAAGCAAAGTACAGAATATTAGCTATTGAAAGCAATGCTCCTGATTTTATAAAAACTCAAAAAATTAGTTTAGGTAAAGTAACTGATGAAGGTGGTGCTATTGGATCTGCTGGTCAAGGGTTTCCATTGCCTGAATACAGAACTGTAAGTATTGCTCAAGCAAATTTTGAAGAAGAGTTTGGTACAGATTTTTTACGAGATAGAGATTACGAGAGATTATTTATTAGAGTTTGGGCAGGAAATAGTCAAAAATCAGCATACTACGAAGTATCAAATATAGGTTTAACTAGTGAAGGTGGTTTTTATAGGATAAATGTTAAGCAACCTTTTGGCCAAGATATGGCGTTTACTTCTACGCAAAACTCTTTTGCTACAGCTATAGATGGTTTACAAATAGAGCTTATAAATTACGCTGTAGTTAATTCGCCAGAGTTTGACGGTAGGTTCTTTGTAAAAATATTTAAAGACGACGTATTAACTCAATATGTAGCTCAAGTATCTGATCTTGATTATTACGTTCTTAACTCTTGGTCTCTAGGTTATGTTAATAATAACGGTTATGTTAACGCTGGAACAAGACATTTGTCTTCTGCCTACAACGGTACAGATACTCCGGGTGGTATACAAGGAACAATACCACATAATGCTATTTATCCTTATGCTAGGTTTCATAACGGAGGTTATCCCTCAAACTGGCTTCCAACAGATGGGCTTGGAGTTAATTGGACACATATTGATACAGTTAACCCTAATTTGCTAACTGGTAATCCTATTGTTGATAAATTTCATTGGTACAGGCATTACGCAGCAAACAAGTTTAGCACTGGCCCTAATCACCCTACAGAACACGATTGGAGCACAGTGCAGGGATATAACGCCGACAGCTACGACACAGGTGCGCCATATACTTTCTTAAAAAATCATACAGAAGGTGAAATAAATAACGTAAGAATAAACATGGCGACAAACACTGTAAGAGCAATTAATGGCAGTGAATCTCGTGACTGGTTTGGTAGTACTCAAACTGGTTCAGATTTTCAAAATCCAGCAAAGCACTTTTGGTGGTATGTTCGAAGCAAAAATTCTTTCTTTATAGATGGAGCCACAGCAGCTTCATGGGGCGGACAAAATGGTGGCGCCCCAGGAAACTTTTTTACACCAAATGCTGGCTCTCAATATGGTTTAGGTTCTTTTTCTCCTGGTAGTGGCACAGCAGGTGGTGCTGCTAGTGAAGATGGGTTTATACAACATCACCAGTACTCGTCAGTTAATAGCGCAGGTACTGTTCAAGGAAATTTTTATAGATATATAGTTAGTGGTAACTGGTTTAGCGGTGACACAGACGCAGGGTTTTTTAATGCTAGCCATGCAAATATTGCTAATGTGTGGCCTAGTTTAGGTGCTGGTGGAACATCACATTTTTCTCCTTATAGCGCTGATAGTGGAGGTGAAAATCCTCAAGGTAATGGTCAAAATAATCAAATTGGTAATTGGAGCCGATACGAAGGCCAGCCTAGTAGAGGTATATGGAGTTATCAAGGCAAGTGCTTTATGGATATATCGTGGTGTAGCTGGCCTACACAGTCAGGAAATACTTGGGAAGTGAGCGAAGGAACAACTGGTTTAAAAAGAAAATTAGATGAGTTTGCAGATATTGATACGCAGTCTGCGGCTGCATACGCGTTTATAAAAGAACTTGTAACACCAGGAACTGTGTTTAGATTTCAAAGATGTCCTGATGCGCAGATATATACTGTTAAAGGTTATGAAAACGGTGTGTATGATTTTGATTACGATGGCGAAGGTTTCCAAAACATAGGCAATGAAGTTGGATATGCAAACCAAAATCTTGGTCCTGGTCCAAAAATAAATGGAATTTGGGGTATACAAAATGTATTATCTTGCTTTTTCCATGATAGTGGTAGCGGCGGAGAAGAGAAGCATGATGAAGCAGCTAGGCAATATGCTGCTGCTATAAATCATAGACAGAGATGGACGATACAAGTTGAGCCACCTATTGGAGGCGACGAGACGGAAAGTGGTTATAATCCTATACACGGCACAGATCCTGATTTAGTACCTATAGCTAACGACGATGGTACGTTAAATCCTAAATTTAGACGAGCTTTACAACACGATGGGCAGTCAAACAAGAGTGGTCACGATGTAATAGAAATTTTATCTCCATTTGCTTCGGATGAGTCTTCATATTCTGATTCACCAGCTATATGGGAAACTGAACCTAGAGAAGCTGTTGAATTAGATATATATTATCAAGCGTCTGGTTTAATACCTTTAAAATTAAATGAAAAAACTAGACCAGAGTATATACCTGTTGGATCTACGTTTACTGTTACGTCATACGTGCTACAACCATTTGACTTTGGTGAAGAAAGTGTTACAGGAGGTGGTCAAACCATATTCGAGACAGTTGTGTCTACACATACTATAACGTCGTTTGAAAATAGCACAATAACCTTTACACCTGCAATTACCGGTCAACCAGTAGCTTCTATAATAGCCGCTGGTCAAGAAGTTAGTTTTCAAAATGTCACTATTAACGTGACAGGTCATTCCATAGTTACTAGCATCGCTCCAAACGTAAATACTGGCGCTACGTCTGGTATTATTAGCACTACTAATATAGCTAATAAAACAGTACAGCTAGACTGGAATAATTGTTGGAGTTTTGCTAATGGAGTAGAGTCAGACAGAATACGAGACGATTTTAACGCTCCTCAAATGGACAATGGCGTTAAAGCTTCTTCTACATTAGCTAGTCCTAGAGTTAAAGAAGAGCGTAGAAAATATGGTTTAATATATTCTGGAGTGTATAACTCTAACGCTAGAGTAAACGATACTAATCAATTTATAGCAGGTGAAAATATAACAAAAGAAATAAATCCAACTCATGGTAGTATACAGGCCTTAAAAGCTAGAGATACTAGGGCTATTATATTCTGTGAAGATAAAATACTAAGAGCAGACACTAATAGAGATTTATTATTTAACGCGGATGGTGATTCTCAAGTTGTAGCTAGTAACTCAGTTATTGGTAGCGCTGTTGCATATCAAGGAGATTACGGTATATCTAAAAATCCAGAATCACTAGTAGTTACTCCTACTGAAATGTATTTTTCTGATGTATCGAGGGGCAAAGTAATAGCTCTTAATGATAACAGTGGGGCTAGACCTATATCTGACGCAGGTATGAAAGATTATTTTGCAGACAAGTTTGCTGAAACTGTAGATAAAGTTATAGGCACTTATGATCAAAGAAAAAACGAGTACAATATTTCTATAAGTACTAAAACAAGAAACGGCCAAAATTTACCTACAGAGCAAGTAACCGTTTCGTATAGCGAAAAGTCAAAAGGGTGGTTAAGTTTTAAAACTTTTTATGTAACTCAAGATTTGTCACCTGCTCAAGTCAAAGGACTACAGCACGGTATAAGTTTGAATAACCAGTACTATACTTTCTTTGATGGTCATATATGGCAGCATCATACTAATCAAACTCGAAATAATTTTTATGGTACTCAGTATAATTCTGATATTACTGTTTTATTTAATGATGCGGTAGAATCTGTAAAAAGTTTTGGATACTTAAGTTACGAAGGCTCTCAAGCTAGAGTAACTAATTGGGACGATGCAGCGACTTTTGCTGATGGTGTTGCTTTTTATAATAACAACTCTGCTACTGGTAGTGAAGCAACAACTGGTATTGTTAGTGTAGATAACGTAAGTGATAGAGAATACTATAATATACCTGATACTGTTAACGGGTGGTTTGTAAGTAATTTAGAAACTAATCTACAAACATGTGGCGAGCTTGAGTTTAAAGACAAAGAAGGTAAATGGTTCACATATCCTACTGGTGAAACTACAACATTAAGCAACCTAGATGAAAAAGAGTTTTCTGTTCAAGGTTTAGGTATAGCTACAATGGATCACAGCGACGACAGCTATGGTGGTCCTATAACAATAACTGTAAATGACAGCTCTACTTCTGCAGGTGGTGCAAATTGGGATTAATACATGTCACTATATTATACAATACAAGATACAATAAACAGCACTAGTGGTGCTAATTTAACTGGTACTACTGCTAATATAACTATTACGCCAGTAAATCCTACTACAAATATACATAGCGGAGCTTTTTTAGATGCAAGTAATTTTAAAGTAGGTGGTGCTACAGAAACAAACGGTAGTGGTGCTGCTACTGCAGGTACTAACATATATGAAGGTGGTAATGTAGATACTGGTATATCTAAAGTTACATTTACTAATAACGGTACTACTGGTGATATAAATAATACTGTCAACGCAGCTGTTGTATTTGGCTCAGTTAGTCCTAGTGCTTCAGGCGCTTTGAATATTGATATCGATGAAAGAACTGATAATCCAATAGCAACTACACCTCCACGTAAAGTTTGTTTTGAATTACGATATGATTACGACACTAGAGTTATAGCTAATTTTTATCAACCAGCAAGTATGAACTCTTGGGTTGTAGCGCCTAATCCTTTTCAAGGTATAACTAGAACTCAACTAGATGATGGCACTACTAGTGGTGTAGTGAAATGGAAGTTTGAAGGTACGATAAATAACTATATACTAAACCAAAACTATAATTTAATAAGAGTTGGTTTTTTAAGAGCTTCTGGCGGAGTCGCTATTGATACGTTACCTGCCGTTGGAGTTGGTGCTACAGAACCTAGCTTTGATCCAAACAACTTTTTCTTTACGCAAAACACTACTAATATAACCGCTTCAAATCCTTTTTTTGCACAGGCTTATTCGTCACAAAATTTTGAAATATTAAACTCAAACGATCAACCTTATATATTAGCTCAAGAAATATACTATAATCCAGTAGATCCACAAAATCTTCTCACTAGTGATATATTTGCTTTTGAACAAGGTGATTGGTGTGCCATACAAGGCGCTGTAGTATTTTGCGAGTTTGATATATTTCAACCTGCTGAAGAGTTAGCTGGTGATTTTATTATAAGAAATGTAGACGCGCCAAGGGCTTTAGGTAGTACGCCTAGATACGAAGCTATAAGTGTAATGGGTACGCCTGGAGCTACATACAATTTAAACTTAGTTAGAACAGTTGACGCCGAAACTGATACGATAGCTGCTACTGGAGGCTATTATAATTTTTCTACAGGGTTAAGAGGTTTTCAGGACACACCTTGTACAAACGCTTATACTATAGGTGAATCAGGTGTAGATGAACATTATTTCTTCCCACCTAAAAATGTTAGCGAATTAAGATACGATGTGTTTGTGACGCCTACATTTAGCACGCGAGCTTCTTCTAACGTACCGACTAAAATCGCAGATAAATCAATAATAAAAGAAGGTTTATCTAGTATTACAGTGTCAGTAACTCCTAGATCAAATGACAGTTTTGATATAAATAATCTTTCTGGCAGCGCTGTAACTTCAAAATCTTTTACAAGAAGAAAATCTTCACGCGCTAGCTCAAGTCATTACAAAGTTGTAGCTAGATCTCAAGGCGCTATATCTAGCTCAAAAGTTCTTGTTCTTGATGATGTATATCCTGCTATAGAAGATGGCATGTTCGTAATATCACCTTTCTTTAGTGGATCTGATGACGTGCCTCATTTAACAACAGTCACTGCTGTTAAAAACAATATAGTTAAGCTAAGCGCTAATTGTACTATATCAGACAACTCAGAGATAATTTTTATTACACCTAGCCAAAGAACTATACCGTTTAACTTTGTATTACCTGCTGGTGGTACACTTGGCAGTGAGCTTATAGCTTCTGATCCCGCTGACAATAGAACTTTTGATAACGATACAGGTAACTGGGCTGTTCACGATCCTTCTGGTGGTTCTGCGGCATCAATATCACGAGACGCTTCTACTTCTAGTTTACTTGTAAACGCAACAAGCGATTCAGCTATAGAAGGCGCCAGTTTAGCCATAGCACATGTAGGTGATGGCTCTACAACTAGCGTAGTAGCAGGTCAAGTTTATAGAATTAGTGTAGATTTAAAAGGTACTAAAGCCATATCAGATATGCGAGTAGGTATTGGTGGTGCTACAAGTAGTGCTTTTGCTATTACACCTTCTTTTGTTACTTATACATTTGAAATAACAGCTTCAAATAACACTGGTGCTTTATTAATATACACTGATGGATCTACGAGTAACGATTTTTACATTGACAATGTATCTGTAAAACGCAACACGCTTAAAAATTTAAGTTTAGTTAGTACAAGTAGCACTGATTATAGACCACAAACATCTTTAGGAGGTACTAAATCGTCAATAAGATTGAATGCAGGTAATTCCGGGCTTACTACTACAGATATTCTAATGTCAAGCTCAACTCCAGTTGATCATGTTACTGACAACATGGCATTAGGTGGTGGTCCTATATCGCACAACGGAACTAACTCTGTTCCAATAACAGCTATAAATAGAGCAACTAATACTTTAACTGTAGCTTCATCACAAACTTTTGATAGAGGTGATGAATTTATAGCTTCACTTGATCCGGATGCTGCTAATACTGATTCGGTGAACAGCGTAGAACTTATGCATGTACACGCGGCTATAACTACTAGCTCAGGCACTCCTGCCGATAATAGAGAAGTAGCGCAAGTATATGGATATATAACTGCTAGAAATCCTGATAACTCAGTTACATTACCTTTTTTCCCAGAAAATCTTATATCAGTATCATAATGCCAACAGTAACTTTAGACTTTGATAATCCAATTAATGCGTCATGTCAAGTAGGTGACACTGCTTATTTTGTAAATACTAGCTCATCAGAAAAAGCTGGCCATGAAAATAATGGCTTTACGATAAACAGTGACGCTGTTCAAGAATTAGGTAGCATTAGAGCTATAACAACACAAAGTGGTAGCTCTACTTTTTTAGATCGAATAATAGTTTATACGACTACGGTAGCTGGTTGGTCTGGCACGCAAAGTAGGTTTATATTCTTTTCAAAAGATAATAAAGCTAACTTAAGCTCTCCGTTAGGTTATTTTGCAAGTATAAAAATATCTAATAACTCTACTGAAGCTGCAGAGCTGCACGCTATTAACTTAGATTACTTTGAGAGTAGTAAATAAACACTAATAAGTGTAACTATATATCAGTACACTTTAATTAAATTAAATGGCTGATAATAAGTTACAAAAACAGTTTAGACGCGAAGTTCAGCACTTGCAAGCGCAAATGCAAGAAAAAGCTAATGGTGTTGATATAGTTGTTGGTACAGAAGATAATCCTATAGTAACAGATAGTGATCTTATACCTATAAAACATTATTTTATGGATGGTGTTTATGTTCGTGAAATGACTATGAAGAAAGGTATAGTTGTTGTCGGTGCGATACATAAGCATCTTCATATGTGTTTTTTATTGACTGGTAGAATAACGGTGATTAATGAAGAAGAAACTATAGATCATATAGCTCCTTGTTTTATTATATCTAGACCAGGTATTAAAAGGGTTTTATACGCTCATGAAGATTCTATGTGGTTTAATACACACAAAAATCCTACTAACACAGAAGATATTAAGCAACTAGAAAAAGATATTGTTGCTATAACTTACGAAGAATATGAAGAATATATTAAAAATAAATAAGTCATGAGTTTTGTAGCGGCAGGAGCTGCTCTAGTATCTGCTGGAGTTGGCGTATATAAAGCTGTGCAGGGCAAGAAAGCAGCCGATGCAGCAAAAGAAGAAGCTGATAAAGCGCGTATAGAGATGGACAAGCAGAGAGCTGAGTTTGAAAAGCTCGATACTAGTAATCCATATCTTAACATGGAGAATACTTTAGAAGATATGACTGTTAATCAGCAACAAGCTGAGTTTGAAAAACAGCAAGCTATGCAAAGCCAGGCTAATATTATGGGGCAAATGCGTGGTGCAGCTGGTGCTTCTGGTATAGCAGCGCTAGCTCAAACATTAGCTAACCAAGGAGCCTTATCTGCACAACAAGCTTCAGCTAGTATAGGTGAACAAGAAGCGGCTAATCAGAAAGCAATATTAGAAGAGCAGTCTAGACTACAAGGTCTTGAGCGTCAAGGAGAAGTTATGAGTAGAGAGATGGAAGCTCAGAAGACGCAGTCATTAATGGCGCTAGCTGCTGGTGATGTTTCTTCAGCTCAAGCTCTACAGCAACAAGGTATGACAGCTGTGAGTGAAGGAATACAGCAAGCTGGTTCAGGGCTTATGGAAGGCGTTTCAGGTATCGCTGAAGGAATTGAAGATAAAAAAGAAGAAAAATAAATTATGGCGGAAGGAGTATCAACACCAAATTACGGATTAGACTCAAGCACTTTAGCAGCAGTTAGAGAAGCTGGAGTAGACGTAAAAATGAAAGGCGCAAAGACTAAGCTAGGCAAAGCATTAGGTGTAGGCGAAGGTAGCGCTAGAGAAGGCTTAGCTAAAGCTAAAGCAGCAGGCGACATAGCTAAAGGTATACAAGGTACTGCTAAAGATATTAAAGAAGCTCGAGATAAACGTAAAGAAGAAGAAAGAAAAAAGCAAGAAGAGCTTGCTCAGAAAAAAGAGTCAGCTGAAATAGGTTTTGATACTGTTTTTGAGAGAATGGCTGAAACTGGATCTTGGGCTTCTCCTGATCTTTTTTCAAGTTTCCAAGATTATGAAGAAGGCGAAAAAACAAAATACTTAAAACTAGTAGAAGCTGGTGATAATAAAGGTGCACAAAAACTATTGCGAGAGCAAGCGTCTAGATCTTCTCAGCTTGCAAATTGGAAACAAACTATGGAGCAAGCGTTCAAAATAACTCAAGATCATGAACTAAGCGATTTGATTGCGGGTGACTCTCCTGAAGCTGTAGAAAAAAGAAAGCTACTGCAAGCTTTAGCTAACGCTGGTGGTGACGGCGCTGAGTATAAAATCAACGATAAAGGTGAGATGGTGTTTATGGTTGAAGGGCAGGAGATAAAAGCAAAAGACATAGATCAAATGATGAGTACAGCTTTATCTCCAGTTGCTAGAGAAGAAGGTTTTGCTACAGTATCTTTAGCCGTAGATGCAGCTGTAAAAGAAAATCCAAGCTTAGAGTTTGATAGTGAAAGATATTTAAGGGCTAACACTAAAACCTATGCTACAGAGCTTAGAAAAAACCCTGAAGCAGCTGGATCTATACTATATGATAATTGGGCTGGTGGTAGTTCTTTAGCTGCAGATTTAACAGAAGCTATTAACGCGCCTGATGCAGGTTTGCAGTTTAGTATTAGCTTACCTGAAGGTGATGTATATAAATCAGCAGATGCAGATGGTAGTGGTGATTTAAGCATACAAGAATTAGCGACTTTTACAGGCTTAACAATTACAGATAAAGACTTAAATGATGAAGATATAAAGAAAATGCTTCAAGAGCTTGAGAAAGACCCAAAGCTTTTAGCAGAAGTTGCTGGTGGCTGGACTACAGGAAAGCAGCAACAAATACACAACGAAGGCGCTGCTAAATACGGAGATGCACAAATAATAAGCTTAGTACCTAAAACAGCTAAAGAAAGAGAAGCTTTCTTTAAAACTAGACCAGAGTTAAAGGCTAGATATGAAAAAGCAGTAGAAGACTCGTTAAATAGAGTATTACCAGAAGATAATAAAGATCAAGCTTAATGAGTACACCTCAATTAACAAGCGCTCAAGAAGAGCAGTTAAAAGAAATTATTGGAGACTTAATAGCTCAAGGCCGTCCTCAATCTTTTATTGATGATGTCATAAAGAAGTATCTTGATATGATCGGTACTAACGAGCTTGTACCTAGTTCTGGTGATATTGAGAAGCCGCCAGCTAACGTTATGCCTGTTAGTCAGCGTGATGCTGATATGGATATAAAGCCTGAATCATATATAAATTCTACTTACTGGAATACTTTAGATGATGAAGTAGATAGATCTCAGTATTATGATTCTGAAGGCAACTTTATAGTTAATGATTCTCTTTTGTTCGATCCTCACTACAATCAAGTACTACAAGAAGAGAAAACTCGTGAAACAATTGTGCGAGACTCTTCTGTAACCGGATTAACAGAGACTGAAAAGAGGTACGACATTACCGAAGAAGACGAAAAAAATATTGAGTCTGAAGCTTTAAAAATATATAATAACTATACAGCTAACAATGAAGAGTTGGCTAACATGCCTGAAGACAATATTGGTAGTGGTGACATGTTTGCTAGCATGATGAACGACATCGTAGGAGGTAGCCTTACTGGGGTTTTGCCTAGGAAGTTTCTACCTGGTGGCAAGGAACACGGTAAATTTTCAGTAGATTCTCGAGCGGTATATGAAGCTTGGCTAAGAGAAAATGCTAAAGACCCTGTGTGGCTAGAGCAGAACATAGATAAGTTCGGTAAGTATAAGGATCTTGTTCTTAAATTTGCAAACGAAGGCTACCAAACAGATACTCAAATAAGAGAACAATCAGACGCTAACGAATTAAAGTATTTTAATGCTAGACTACGCTTAGCCTTAAATAAATATTTAGAAGAATCTTATGGTTCAGCTGATAGTCCTGAAGCTAAAAAGTTTTTAGAAAATGCTGGTAATATAACACTGCAAAATATTAAAGACGATGTGTTTGGTTCAAGGGGTGCTGGAAATAGAACACTTAAATCTATTTACGAAGAATTAGAAGGTACTGACGAGCTAAGATCAGAAATACTAGCTCAAGAAAACAGAGATATAAGATCTAATCTTATTAAAAATAGAGCTAGCGAAGTAGCTGAAGCAACTGTAAAAGGCGGAACTTACAAAGGCGAGCTAGCGGGTACGGAAGCTATTAACTCTATATTCGGTAAAACAGAACAGCAGCTAGCTATAATAGATGTCTCTGAAGAAGAGTTTGCGCAAATACAAGATGACGCTAAACAAAAAGCTATTGAAGGCGATTTAGTCCATCAACAGCTTAATGTAGTTAATGATAGATTAAGTAGTTTAGCTTCTGAAATAAAAGAATTTGGAGATCCTAAAGAATATGTTAAGTCTATTAAAGACAAATACGATTTAACTACAGAGCAAGGCATTAACGATGCTAATAAAGAGATACAAGAGTTTATTGGTAAATATACTAATTTAATAGACGAATACAACGTAGCTCTAGATGCTTCTAAATCTTTGCATGATTCAGTACTAAAAGTTGGCGCTGAACTAGAACAGTTAAGTATTAGAGAGCAAGATCTTGGGGCATTTGTTGATCAGATAAGTAAAAACCATAGAGTAGCTACTCAAATAGCTTTATCTTTTCATAATGGCTTAGTTTACCTTGGCGAAGGAGCTTTAGAGCTTACTTACATGGTTAATCCTTTAGGCGCGCTAAGTGACGAACTTATTGATTTATACGGTGAAGATTCTTTTTTAGACACAATTATAGAAACAGCGAGGTTTGCTACGGCTCCAGTATCATTATATTCAGGCGAGCGCAGAGATAGAATAAGAGAATCTATTGATGGTTATAAAAACCATGTCAACTCTTTAGTTGTAGAGCCTCCTAAGTATGAAGACATAGATAGCTTTGGCAGTGCTGTTGAGTGGGCTTTTATAACTGGCGCAGGTCAAGTTCCGCAATTAGCTTTACTCGCAGCTACTGGCGGTACGTCTGGTTTAATTATGATGGGTGGTATTTCTGCAGGTAATAAGTTTAGCGAGATGGATGCGTCTCGAGATCTATACAGAAGAACTGGCGGTATGTATGGGCAAGACCATAGTTTTGGTGAAATGTACGCGGCATCTATTGCTACAGGTAGTATAGAAGCTTTATCTGAAAGAGTTACTTTAGGATTACTTAAAGGCACCGGTGGTGTTAGTTCAAACTTGTTGTTTGGTGATGTAGGTAAAAGATACGCTACTAGATTTTTAAGAAAAGACGTACTTAAAGTAGGTTTGAAGCGTACTGCCGCCGCAGGTATAGATATATTTGAAGAAGGTGGTTCTGAAGCACTAGCTCAATTAGGTAGCAACTATATTGATAGGTTAGCTGGTAATAAAGAAGTTGGAATGCTCGACGGTGTTGAAGAGTCTTTTGTTACAGGCGCTTTAATAGGTGGTACGTTATCTGTACCAACTTTATTTAGAAACACTTACAGAGCTTTCCAAAGTGTTGAGGCATCTGACGTTTTAAATTCTAATAGAACTAAGATACAAGAGTTAAACTCTATTATAAACGATCCAAACTCTACAGAAGAAGAAGTAAGGCAAGCTGACGAAAACATACAGAGTTTAGTTGCTGAAAATGCAGAACTAATAGCAATTGATTTAAAGCGTGTTGACTCGTTAACTAAAGAGCAAAAAGCAGAGCTACTTAAAATAGATGAGTCTCAAAGAAACTTGGAAATAAGGTTTGCTGAAATTGAAGCCTCTGAAGACTTAACTAAAGAGCAGAAAGAAAAGATTTACGTTGAAATGAACGTAGGCTATAATAAAAACCTTGCTCGTAAAAATGAAATACTAAAAAGTATACCTACAGATGAAGTTCTCAAAAATCATGAGAACGAAATGAAGCGTATAGAAGAAGAGAGTGCTAGATCAGTTGCTGAAGGTGGACCTGCTATTAACGTAACTAGAGCTAACGGTAGAAACGATGCGGATATTGCTAATCAGTTTGAAGAGTGGAAGAATAGTGCGAAGAAAAGAGGTAATGTAAAAATAGCTGCATCAGAAGATGGAACTCAGATATACGGTGCGATGGTTCCTATATTAGATGCTAACGGTGATGTTATTAGTTATGAGATGTTCTTCAACGATAAAAATATCTATGAAGACGGTGTTACCACTACTGGATCACATGAGCTATTACACGGGGCTATGTTTAATACTATACGAGCTAATCCTGCGTTAAGAAATAGATTTGGCGATTCTATTAATAGAATATTAGATGGTCCAGGCGTAAAGATATCTAAAAAAGCTCAAAAAGAATTAGATCGAGTTAACCAGTACAGTAAAGAGCAGAGAGGCGAAGAGCTTTTTGCAATAGTGTCTGAGCTCATGGTATCTGGCGACATAACAATTGATGGTGGTGCTGTAGGTAGATTTAAAGATTTGATGCGTAGAACTTCTATGCAGACTACAGATACTGATATTGAATTTAATGACGATACTGATGTTAGGAACTTCTTGAAAGATTATTCAAGATCACGAAAGAAAGGTCTTGCTGATAAACGTATAACTAGTTTATTTACTAAAAGCGCTAAAGGTAAGTTAGTAGAAACTCCAGTTAGTAGAGAAGAAGCTAGAAGAGTTGTTGAAGATAGGCTTGAAGAAGCTTTACAGGAAAGTTATATGAGTACGTTGTCTGCTAGTCTAAGATCTAATCCAGACATAAGACAAGAGTTTGATACTTTTGTTAAAAACGAAGACGGTACGCCTAAGTTTAAAACAAACTCTGAATTTTTAAGTGAAGGTAGTGCACAAGCTTATTTAAAAATCGTAGAATCACCTGTGCTTGATGGTTTAATACAGCAAGGTATGACTGAGCGAGGTTTACCGCCAGCGGCTTTACGTGATTTTACTAGAAAAGTAAAAGAAAAACTTGGTGAAAGATTATTAACTAACTATGATGTAACTAAAAACGACAGTTTGTTCGGTTGGTTAACAGGTGTTTCAGGTGGAGCTGGTAAGTCTATTATATACAGAGCCAAAGGCGATGTAATGAATGAATACAAAAAAGACGGTGAACTTGACACTGTTTCTATAGATGCTCCAGTAGGTGAAACAACAACGTTTGAAGCTACTATAGAAGCTGAGACCGACGCGCTTATGCAGCAGCTTGAAGAAGCTGATTTAACTGCTAGAGAGTCTGATATAATCGGTCCTCAGCTGTTTGTAAAAACTATAAACTTAGATCAAACTTCTATAGATCAAATAAATACTACAGTAGAAGCTGCTAATCTTGACATCGAAGGCTTAACATATAAAGGAGTTAAAAAACTTACAACAGGTACAGACGCTGCTTTATCAAGCGTATTAGATATAGTATCTAAACAGTTTGGCATTAGCTCATCTAATGTTATTAAATCTTCTAATCTAAACTCTACACAAAGGGCAGCGGCACAAGAATTTATTAAAAATAACGCTCAAGCATTAATTGACATGTTACCTGAAGGCGAAACCAATAGTGGTGAGTCAACAGGTGTAGCTAGAGTATTGTTAAATAATTTTTACGAAAAAGGCGAAAGATTAAAGTTTGCTGCTGGCGCTACTGCAGCTGGTAAATTTGCTCAACTAAAAAGATCAGATATAACTACAGCTCAATTTAATGAAGCTTTTGGCATAAGACCAGATGGTACATTTGATAACAATAGAAAATATGACGGAGCAATAAACGGTTTAGTTAATCAAGCTGCTATGATAACGGCTAACCAAGCTATTAGAGACAACGCTGTACGTAAAGGTATTCACCCAATGAGCACTATAGCATTGCTAGGTAACGGTAGATCTGAAGCTATGTTTAGCAAAAGGCTTAGGCAAGAGTCTATTAAAAACCCAGAGCTAGGCGTGTTTATTATTGATCAACTACGCAACGCGTCTAACAAGCTATATACCAAATCAGGTCAGAACACTATAGGTGTATTGCAAAACATTTTTGCAGAAGAGATTGAAAACAAAACTATATCTCAGTCGTTAATAAATCAGCTAACAAAAGATATAAATAGAGTTGGCGAAAGATTTAGTAATAGAACTGATCAAGACATAATACTTAAAGATAAGTCGCTTGGTGAAATTATAGTTGACCAATTAGAATACGAAGCTGAAACCGAAAGACAGTATTACAGAACTATTGTAGCTAAAAAGACTGGTAAAACAGATTTACAGCAAATAACAGATCCAGAGTACGCTAGCTTTTTTAGAACAAATACGCTTAATCGCATATCAAAAGATTTAAGCCCTGAATTTGTAATGAGGTATTTAGCGCCTGGTACAAGCGCTCCATCTAAGACAGGTAAAGGAGAGTTTATATTTACTGGGTTAAATACCTATGAGCGTAACCCTAATTACGATCCTACTTCGACTAATAGAAAAGGAGTAACAGAAGGAGCAGCAGATACTGCAATGGTGTTTGAAGGAGAGGATGTTGATGTAGCTCCACAGCCAAGTATAGCAACAAAAGGTAATTTAAGTTTTGACGACATTAACTCTAAAGTTAAACCAAACTTAGAACGTATTGTAAAGTTTCAACAAGAAAATAATCAAGCTTTTAGAGATGTTGTTGATTGGTTAAAAACAAACTATGAAAATGGTAATATAAGTGAAAGCGAAGTAGTTACTATGCTTGAGCTTATGAACGCAAATCCTAAAGGTTTAACTCGATCAGCCGCTATACTAGGCTTTTTACCAGTAGACGCTTTTGACGGGCCAGCTACCTTAGAGCACATGACGCCTGCTTTAACTGTTAACTTTTACGCTTTAAACTATATATTATCTGGCAATAATGCTCAGTCAGCTAAAGACTTTACAGATGTTATGGACAACTACAGGGTTACATACTTGCCAAAGAAGTATGACAACCTAGTTAATAAGTACTATAAGTCTAATATGCCTAGATATTGGAACCCATCTTTATCATCGCTATTACGCTATTACAATCCTGAAACTTACGGCTTTTTTGACTTAAAACTTCAAGACATAGCTACTGGGGATATTATCGGTCAAGAGATGAGTGTTAATATACAAGCTTACGGAAGAGCTAATAGAAACGCTAGAAAAGCTCTTACTATGTTTGCTGATCCATCAGCATCAGACAGCCAGATTAAAGAGGTTACAAACGATTTAGTAGAGCTAATGGCATCTAAACGGCCGACACAAAACAAAGGAGCTAGTATATGGGACTTTGACGACACGTTAGCTACAACTAAATCTAGGATTTTATATAAAACTCCTGATGGTACTGAAGGTTCGCTTAATGCAGAAGAGTATGCTAGAGACTACGTAGAGCTAGCAGCTCAAGGTTATGAGTTTGATTTTTCTGAGTTTAATAAAGTTGTTGGCGGTAAACCAGGACCTTTATTTAATAAAGCTTTAGAGCGAGCTAAGAAGTTTGGTACTAAAGATCAATTTATACTTACAGCAAGAGCGCCTCAATCTCAAGAAGCTATATTTGAGTTTTTAAAAGGCGTTGGTTTAGAAATACCAGCAGGCAATATAATAGGCTTAGGCAACTCTACTGGTCAAGCCAAAGCTATGTGGATAGCTAACAATTTAATTAAGCAAGGTTATAACGATCTTTATTTTGCTGATGATGCGTTGCAAAATGTACAAGCTGTTAAAGCTATGTTTGATCAGTTTGATATTAAAGGTAAAGTTCAACAAGCAAAAGCTGAATTTAGTAAACGAGCGCCTAAGCAAATGGATGATATTATCGATGAAGGCGCTGCGGATCTTAACTCAGACTTTAATATTATATTAGAAGAAACTAAAGGCGTAGCTAGATTTAAACAGTTCTCTGCTGGTAAAGCTAGACAGCGTGGTAAAAATAAAGGTAAATTTAAGTTCTTCATACCGCCATCAGCAGATGACTTTGCTGGTTTGCTATATAGCTTCATGGGCAAAGGAAAACAAGGTGATAAGCACCACAAGTTTTTTAAAGTAAACTTGTTTGATCCGTTTAGTAGAGGTATAAGACTATTAAATAGAGCAAACCAAATAGCTGCTAATGATTTAAAAAACCTACGCAAGTCTTTTCCTGAAGTACGTAATAAACTTAAAAACAAATTACCAGGTTTAGAATATACTACTGAAGATGCTATAAGAGTGTACAACTGGAACAGACAAGGATTTGATGTCCCAGGTTTAGCACAAACAGATTTAAACGCTATTGTAAGAGCTATTGAGGATAATGCTTCATTAAAAGCATTTGCAGATGGAGTTGATGTCATTAATGTAAGCGAAGTAATAGTTCCTGATGACTCTTGGCTTGCTGGAACTATAGCGTCTGATATTAATGAAGCGCTGGAAGGCGCGAGGTCAGCATATTTACAGGAGTGGATAGACAATAAGAACGCTATATTTACGGAGGCTAATATGAATAAAATTGAAGCCGTATACGGTTCTAATTTTAGAGAAGCTTTAGAAGACTCGTTATTCCGTATGGAAAACGGTGGTAATAGATCTCAGGGTCAAGGTAGGTTAATGAATAACTTTACTAATTGGATACACGGTTCTATTGGTACTACGATGTTCTTCAACGCTAGATCAGCTATGCTGCAGATGATATCTAACGTTAACTTTATTAACTGGAGCGATAACAACATGTTAGCGGCTGCTAAAGCTTTTGCTAATCAACCACAATACTGGCAAGACGTATCGATGATATTTAACTCCGACTTCTTAAAACAAAGAAGAGGTAGAATACAAACTGATGTTAACGCAGCTGAGCTATTATCTGAGATACGTGACTCTAAGAACCCAATGAAGAAAGCTACTGCTTATTTACTTCAGTTAGGTTTTACACCAACGCAAATCGCAGATAGCTTTGCTATCGCAACAGGTGGAGCCACGTTCTATAGAAATAGAATTAACTCGCATGTAAAAAACGGTATGTCGAAAGCTGATGCTGAGACTCAAGCGTTTGAAGACATGATGGAAATAGCTGAAGAAACTCAGCAGTCTACAAGAGAAGATAGAATATCTCAGCAACAAGCTTCGCCTCTTGGTAAGTTTATACTTGCTTTCCAAAACACGCCTATGCAGTATAATCGTTTGATTAAGAAAGCTGCACAAGATTTAGTTAACGGAAGGGGTAGCGCTACATCTAACGTGTCTAAGATCGTTTACTACGGCGCTATACAGAATATGATATTCTACGGGTTGCAGCAAGCTTTATTTGCAGCTATGTTTGGTGACGACGAAGAAGACAAGCTTGATGACGATAAAAAAGAAAGAGTAATTAACGGTATGTTTGACACTGTTCTTAGAGGCGCAGGTATAGGCGGTGCAGTTGTAGCTACTACAAAAAACGTTATACTGCGTTTTATGGAAGAAGAAGAAAAAGCAGACGATGATAAATTCTTTACAGAGCCAGATCACGCTTACACTGTAATAGAAGCTCTCAACATATCTCCTCCAATAGGCATTAAAGCTAGAAAATTATATAGCGCTTTACAGTCTTGGGAGTTTAATAGAGAAGTTATCGACTATATGGACAAGACAGACATTGATAATCCTATATACGACGCTGTATTTAGCGCAACTGAAGCTATTACAAACATACCTTTGTCAAGGCTGTATAGTAAGTATCAGAATATAAAAGAAGCTGCTAACTCAGATCATGAAACTTGGAAGCGTGTAGCTATGTTATTAGGCTGGAGCAAATGGAATTTTGGAATTAAAAACCAAGATGTCATGACAGCTAAAAACGAGATTAAAGAAATTAAGGCTGAAGAAAAAGAAGAGCGTAAAGAGCAGAAGAAAAGAGAAAGAGAGATTGAAAAAGCTGAAGAAGAGACACAAGAAATAGAAGACAACAAGCTTGATCAAGACGAAAAGCGAGAAGAAGGTGCTACTGAAGTTCAGTGCGCTGCGGTTAGTAGATCTGGCAAGCGCTGCTCTAACATGGCTTTGCCTGGTGAAAACTTCTGTACAATACATATACCAGTACCGCAACAAGAAGAAGAAGTACAGTGCTCACATATAAAGAAAGACGGTAAGCGTTGTAAAATGAAAACTAAAAACAAATCAGGAAAATGTTACTATCACGATTAAGTTTATTATTAACTTTACTATTTAGCTGTACAGTGCTGCAAGCTCAAGAGTTAAAGAAAGCGTTTAAGTTTTCTACGTTCTACGCAGCTGTTAACGGAGGTAACTCTGTATCAGATCAGACTATATACTCTGTTACTGACGGGTTAACTCAAGAAACTGTAGCAACTCCATTTGACTATAGTCTATCTATGGGTGTTCGTAAGATCGCTAGGTTTGGTTATGAAAACAGAGCTAATGCTTTTTACGACGGATCCGAAACATCTTGGTCTGCTGACGCTAACATAGGTAAGCGCAACGGTATAGAGTTTCTTGGAGAAGTTACGTACGAAAGACAGCAAGGTAGAGAGTTTTTTAATCAGCACCACTTTTTTCGTTACATCGGAGACAAAGTTATGGCAAAGGTTGAATACCTTGAAGACGGATTTGCAGACATTGAGTACTTTGAAGGATCGCAACGATTTAGACTTAAGCTCGGTAACAAGTTTTCTTTGCACGCAGGTGTCGCGCAGCGTATTTCAGAGCCTTACGGGTATGATCCACTTGAAGAGTGGAAGCTTGCAACAGGAGACATACACTATACTTACCTCGCAATTGAAGAAGGATATTCACACAACCTTACTACAGGCGAGTACCTCGCTCCTGACGGGACAGTCGTTGCAACAAACACTGAAGTCTGGGAAGCAGTCACTATCCCTAACATCTTATCTGAATACACTGCTAGAAAAAGAAGTGAACTCGCTCGTCAATGGAATTACTCAGTGGTTGCCGGCTTCGACTTCTATCACTTTACAGACGACTTCTGGTTCCACACATGGGGAAACGTTTTACCCTATCATTACGACACTGGAGGTGAGTATATGTATCACAATACAGTAGGTGGTCAATGGCTTGACTACTCAGCTGGTTTAATATATGGACACAGATTTAATAAACACATAGGTGTATTTCTTGAAGGTAGATATTATAAGTACTGGAATAGAGAGTGGTACAACTTTAAGTGTGGAGCAAACTATGTAATCTTTTAAAATATGGCAAAGCAAATAGGTGAGGATACTAAAGTAACATTTGACCTCAAGACAATAGGTATGGGCGTAGCAGGTTTAGCTGCCCTTATAGGAATGTGGTTTACACTACAAGCAGATATAGCAGAAGCAAAAGAACTACCTGAACCGTTACCACCAGACATTACTCGTATGGAGTTTGATATGAAAGATCAACTAGTGCGTCAGACTATTATGACTACACAAGAAGATGTATCTGAGCTCAAGGAAGATCTTGATCGTATTGAAGAGAAAATAGATAAGCTGAACTAATGAAAGAGTTTACACAACACTTCTTTGGTATGTGTGATAGTCATACATGTGATTATCACGGACATCCAAGTATTATATACGCTATGGCTTTTATAGCTATATGCTCTATTGGTAGTATTGTAATTAATAAGAAAGCATGGAAGAGACAATGAACTTTAAGGCAGTATTAACTTACTTGCTGTTAATGCTATTTATGTTTATAGCCGGTACAGCTCTTGGCCAAAACATGTGTAATAGTGATATTTGTGTTGTACAGTTTAACGCTAGCTGGAACGAAAGTAATGGTGTAGATTATCTAGACAAGCTTACTGATTGCGAAGTTATGAACGTTAATATTGATGAAGGCACATACCAGTCTGATTATGAGATCGTAGTAGTACCTACTATTATTGTATTCAACGGTAAAGAAGTCGAGAGGTTTCAAGCTAATATCATGATGCAAATAGAAGCTACACGCAAAGAAGTGCAAAACGTAGTTGACGAAATTATATATAGTGATTTTTAAATGAAAAAGTTAGGATACATATTTGTAATACTGTTTTGGCTACTGGCTACCACAGTATTAGGGCAAGGTAGTTGGTTAGATATTACCGTACAGACAGACAACTACGGAGGTGAGACATCATGGGAAATACTAAACGAAGAAGAAGAAGTTGTAGCAGTTAGCCCGCCTTATCAAGACAACAGCTTATTAACAGTGACAAAGCTTTTACCTGCTGGTGATTATCAGTTTGTAATGATGGACGCGTTTGGTGATGGTATATGTTGCCAGTTTGGTGATGGCTTTTACAGACTACACAATGCTTGTGGTTTAGATACAGCTAACTATGAGTTTTCTACAGCTACAGATACTATAGACTTTACACTTAACCCTTGTTTGCCGTTAGTGCCAGGCTGTACTAATAATCTAGCAGATAATTATAATCCATGGGCTACTGTCGACAATGGAGACTGTAATGTAATTGAATGTGACTCAGCAGAAACATTAGTATCTATGGCTTTAACATTAGACACTTGGCCTGGTGAGACTGGTTTTACCTTAGTTGATTTAGCTGTTGGCCAGTTTTACGATCAAGTGTTACCTGGTGAATTTGATTTTGGCGATCAGTTAGTTACATATACATACGACTTTTGCGTGTCCTTAGGCTTTGAATTAATACTAGTAGATAACTTTGGTGATGGACTTAATGGCTCAGCGTCAGGCGGTGAAGACGGAGCTTGTGTTATTACAGCTTGTGATAGCGTTATATGGGAGTTACAAGACTTAGCGTTTGCAGAGTTTGAAGGTAGCACTATGTACTCTGGGGCTATATTTACTGAGCCATGTCCACCAGTACCTGACGTATTTGGTTGCATGGACGATGACTACGTAGATTATAATCCGTTAGCTACAGTGCAAGATACTTGTGAAACACTACACGTGTGGGGTTGTACAAATCCTGAAGCATTTAACTACGATAGCTTAGCTACTATATCAGACAACAATAGTCCTTGCGCTATTAACATTACTATTGAAGACGATGGTGGTGATGGTTGGGGTAACTCAAAGCTAGGTATGATACAAGGTGATCAGCAGTGGCTATTTACCATGGGTCCTGGTTTATTTGAACAGTCGTGGACTATTAACTTAGACTCTGACGCAGAAGTAAAGCTTTATTATTTTCAACAAGGTAACGCTCAACAATCAGCTCAAGAGTTAGCTTTCCAGACACTACATAATTCTGTATTGATTACTAACGCAGCTGGTGATACATTACTGTCTGAAGGTACTAATCCTTTCTTTGGTAACGGACAAGGTGCATTACAACCGTTTGACGAACCTAATTGGACTACTTATAGCTTTATACCTTATTGTGGCGATAGTTGTGAGCCGTTTAGTTATGGTTGCACAGACGAGCTAGCGCAAAACTATAATGCTGAAGTAAACACAGAAGATGGTAGCTGCTACTACCAAGCTGGTTGTACTCAAGCAGGTTACTTAGAATATTACACACAAGGCTATGAAGCTGATTACGATAACGGAGACTGTCAGACGTTAGCAGTATTCGGTTGCATGGACGAAGAAGCATTTAACTATAACCCAGAAGCAAACGTTGATAACGAGGGTTGTATACCTGTAGTGTTAGGCTGCACGAACCCACTTGCTTTTAATTACAACTCGGCCGCTAATACTGACGACGATAGCTGTATACCTTTCGTCT